TAAAATCTGACGCCGAAGAAAAAACAAAAATCGCATCGCAAACGTTTGAACGCGCCGGAACGATTGGTTCAATTGGAACTTTCATGGGTGGAATGGCGGGTGCGTTTACTTATCGCGATCCAGTAAACCTAATGACGCTTGGGGCTGGTGGGTTTGGCTCAACGTTTGTGCGGCGGGTCGGAACGGAAATGGGAGTTCAGGCCGGAATAGAAGCGCAAAATCAATTTTTTGGCGTTGCAGAAAATCGGCGGTTGTTAGGGTTAAGGCACACTGGCGGCGATATGGCGTTTCACATTGGGGCTGCGGCGGCGGGTGGTGGCGCTTTTCGTGGTTTGTTTGAAGGCGTTGGTGCTGGATTAAAGAAAATTCAAAACCGCAACGAAGAAACGTTAGCGCGAATGACGATGCGTGATTTAGCTGACAGATTGTCTGATCCAGAACGGCTAAAGGGACACAGTGCGGAAACCAGAGCAATAGCGCTTGCAAATGAAGTCGATGCGGAAAATGCAGCGCGCAATCCTTATGCAAACAATGAAGCTGGAGCCGCTCGCAATAGAGACTTGTTTAATCAAACGCGCGAAGAGTTAGAAAGCTGGGGTACTGGTCCGCATGAACCTGTCCCGCCGCACCGGGCCGCTCCCGAAGGTCCGCCAACTTCACGTGATTATTTGTTGGAAGAAGCTGAAGGCGTAATTGAATTAATGCGTCGAGCACCCAGAGGCTTAAAAGCGGGAGATTTGTCAAAAACACTTGGGCAAAAAGTTATAAGCCTATCGCGGTTTATTAAGAATCGTGGCGGTTTGGTAGACTACGGCGGAGAACTCGCCTCGCGTGACGTCACAAATCGGTCATTACCCGGTCTTGTTCGGAAGCAAGAAGACGCGGACCTAATGAATACGATTGATTACGTTAAGCAAGCGGTTTTTGAAGCCGGGTATTTCCCTCATGTTCGCGATTATAACGAAATTTCCGACAGTGATTTATATGATGCAATAGCGGCGGATGTTTGGTTTCAAGGCAAGAGCGCACGCGCTGGTGAAGGCCGACCAATATACACTGGTGAAGCGCAACGCGCGGTTGACGATGAACTGCGCGCAATGGATGCAATGGCTGAAGAGTACGACCGATTAGGAATAACGGCGGACATGACGCCAGAACAAGTCGCGCGCATTTTAAATGCAGAGCGCACGCGTGGGGTTCCGGACGATAGACCGCCTGAAATTCGTCAGGACGAAATGGAAGCGGAAGCGCGGGCATATGAAAACAGTGAGGCTTATAGAGAAAGATTAGAAGATTGGTTGCATCACGGTCGATCACATGAAGCGCGGATTGCTCACACAGAGCGGGCTAGCCAGACAATAGACGAGCTTGAAGAAACAATAGACGTTGACACAGACAATGCTGTGTCGCGGTTAAAGGATGAAGGTATAGAAGAAACAGATGAGGTTTTTGATTTTGCCGTGGTAGATGGCGAGGTAACGCTCGTTCCCAGAACGGTTAAAGATTTTTTAGACGAGTTTGAAGCTGACGAAAATTTAGATGCGGTTCTGGAGGCTTGCGTAAAATGAGCATTGATGCGTGCTTGGCGACGGCAACTGCTGATAAGCACATAACACAAAAACAATTTGATGAAGCGGTGAAGTTGCTTGATGACATTAAAGAAGAGTTACGTGCGCAAGGTCATGGTGAAGCAGTTTCGGAGCTTGCTGCGGCGAAAGCATTAAAGAAACGCAGTAAAGAAAATAACGCTGTTAAAAAACGTCAGGCATTAGCGACCATGCGCGTGCGTAGACGCATTGCACAAAACCTTCGCGAATACAGAACCGCCAGGGGTGAGGAAAACTGGAACAAGGCGGCTATCGCGCTGTTCGATCATTCAGACTTTGCGCCTTTTGGTTCTTTTGAAAAAAGACGAGAAAGAATTTTAGGTTTGCTGCACGGGAAGATGGAAAGCGTTTTAGATAAATACGGGCCAAAATACGCTGGTACACACCGCCCTAAAGCCGGAATGAAAAACATTGTGCGCGAGTTGCACGGCTTAGAAACAGGCGATGTTTCGGCAAAAGAAATGGCAGAAGCGTTAGGGGAAATGGCGGAGCTTGCCCGTAAACGTGCTAATTTAGCGGGTGCAGACATTCGTTTGAGGTCGAGCGGCGGAGGTTGGAAAGCGCCTCAACAGCTTTCATCTAAAGGTGTTCGGAAGTGGGGGCGTGAAAAATTTGTTGAAGACATGATGAAGCGCGTTGATTGGCGTGTTGTTGGTGAAGAACATGGCTACATAAACGACAGCGGGCAGCGCGTGTTTAGAGAGGTTCCTGAAGCGCTGAGAGAAAAGGCATTAAAAGACGCTTGGTCAACGATTAAAACTGAAGGCATGAACAAGGCAGACCCGTTAAAAACCTTTGGTGCAAGCGTAGCCACACGCGTCAGCAATCATCGGTATTTTACCTATAAGGACGCTGACTCTTGGCTGTACATCAACGAACACTATGGCGAAGGCGATATCTTCGATCAGTTTGTGGCACACGCAGAAAGCATGAGCCGAGACATTGCCATGATGGAAAAGTTTGGGCCGAATCCAGCTTCGACCGTTGAATGGTTAAAGAAAGTTTTAATGGAGCACGCTTCATCTAGGGATGCGGTCAATGTTGATCCGGAACAAACGACAACGTTGCTTCGTGATACCGCAAGCGGAGAAACCGAAAATATTACAAAGAAGATTGACGCGCTCTATAACATTATAACTTTTTCAAAAGGCGCATCAGCACAAAACCCTTGGGCAAACGGTTTCGCGGGTACGAGAAATATTTTGGTCAGCGCAAAGATGGGCGGGGCATATTTGCTAGCGGCTCCGACAGACTTTTTCACTAAAGCCGTGATGCACAGATTTAATAAAACAAAATACGCTGCAAGTTTAACGCAATACTTAAAAATGATGAACCCAGCCAGCGCTCAAGACCGGCGACTTGCTGTTAGGTCTGGGTTAATTGCGTCAAGTGCAACAAACATAGCTATGGGTCATCAGCGTTTTTTTGGTGAAATGTTTGGTCCGAATGTGACCCGGCGAATAAGTGACATTATTTTGCGAGCAAGCCTACTCACACCGCACACCCAAGCGGCACGGTGGGCAACCGGCATGGAATTAATGGGCAATTTCGCTGATAACGTGGGCAAGCGGTTTGATGATTTGCCGTTTGTTGAAATGTTAAAAAGGCACGGTATAACGGAAGACGATTGGAACGTTATGCGTCAAGTGCAGTTGTACGATAACAGTGGTTCAAAGTTTTTACGTCCAAATGATTTGTTAGAAGATACGCGATTTCAAGATATTCGCAAAAATGATGTTGCTGACAAATTTCAAGAATTAATTATGGCTGAAATAGATTTCGCGGTTCCGTCAGCTTCACTGAGATCAAGAGCTTTACTCATAAGCGACTCTATGCCTGGAACATTGCCCGGAGAACTCGCCAGGTCGGCGGCGATGTTTAAAAGCTTTCCGGTGACAATTGCGCTTTACCACGGCATGCGCGGAATGTTGAAAGATACAGGTATGGGTAAAGCCAGTTATTATGTTCAGCTTGGCATTGGTATGAGCTTGATGGGCGCGCTAGGCGTGCAAATGAGAGAGCTTGCGGCGGGTCGGGACGCAATGGACATGACTGATGCAAAGTTTTGGGGCAAGGCGGCGCTTGCGGGTGGCGGGTTGAGCATTTGGGGCGATTTTCTATTTAGTAACGTCAACCGATACGGCGGTGGATTAACAGAAACAGCGGCTGGCCCGGTCGTACAATTTTTTAACGACACGCGAGAATTAACAGTCGGAAATCTTGCGGAATTAATTGAAGGGAAAGACACTAATTTCGGTCGTGATCTCCTTAGATACGCGCGAAATCATGGCCCAGGTAGTAACCTGTGGTGGGCAAAACTCGTATTGCAAAGAATGGTAATAGAGCAATTGCAAAAACAGGTAGACCCAAAAGCACTGCGATCTTACAATCGGTCGCGACGGCGCTTAAAACGGGAGACAGGGCAAGGCATGTGGTGGCGTCATGGCGATTTTTTACCAAACCGCGCACCAGAATATGGAAGGTAGTGTTTTTTTTGTCAGGAATGTTGTTAAATAAACAACTAATTGAGGAATTAGCATGACGTTATCGTCAACGACAACGCGAGTGGAGTTCACAGGAAACGGAAGCACTACAGCTTTTGCGTTTAATTTTCCTGTCCTGGCAGCGGGTGATTTAACGGTGACAATCGTGAACTCGGTTGGGACTGAGACGGTACAAACGCTCGACACGGACTATACGGTTGCGATTGCTTCAGACAACACCAGCGCGACCGTTAATATGGCAAGCGCGCCAGTTGGCGGCGGAACTCCGGAAACCTTGATTATTGAGCGTTTGGTAGCACTTACGCAACTTGACGATTTTCAAGAAAATGAGGCGTTGCCGTCTGCTGATCTTGAAAAAGCGCTAGATCGACTAACGATGGAAACCCAACAGCTTAATACAGAGTTGGGTAGGACGGTCAAAGTTCCAAGCGGCGATCCTAACTCGGTCAATATGGTTCTTCCGGCGAAAGCTAATCGTCTTGGTAAAGTGTTTGCATTTAACAGCACAAGTGGCGATCCGGAAGCGGTGCAAGAAATTGGAAGTTTCCGTGGAAATTGGGCGCCAGCGACCATTTACTTCGTTAGAGATTTGGTTAAAGACACATCAACAAACAACGTTTTTATATGTGTCACAGCACACACCAGTACAGGAGCGCAGCCGCTCACGACTAACACTGATAGTGCAAAGTGGTCTTTAATTGTGGACGCCTCGTCATCGACCACAGCACAGAATAATAGCTCAACATCAGCTACGGCAGCGGCGGCTAGTCAAGTGGCAGCAGCGGCCAGTGCGGCGGCGGCGCTGGTTAGCCAAAATGCGTCTTCAACCTCCGCCTCAACCTCTACTACCCAAGCTGGAATTTCGACAACTCAAGCCGCCGCAAGCGCGGCAAGCGCAGTATCTAGTGCCGCATCTGCCGTGCAATCTGCAAATGAAATAATTTCCGTCGCGCCGAAATTTACATTCAGCACAAGCACAACTTTAACTGATCCCGGCATTGGAATTATTCGTTTTGGAAACAGTTCGGCGGCATCGACAAGTTCACTAGTTATTGACGATCAGACGGCTGATAGCGGCAATCCTAGTGTTGAGGACTGGCTAAAAACTTTTGATGATTCAACAAGTACCGTCAAGGGAACTTTACGACTGTTTGAGGTAGCCACACCACAAAATTATGTCATTTATAATGTAACGGGCATTACCGACAGCACTGGTTTCGTGCAAGTGAGTGTGACTCACGTTGACTCGAATTTTAACAGCGGAACAACGTTTGCTGACACAGCAAGTTTACGTGTTAATTTTTATCGCTCTGGTGATTTGGGAAGTGTCGGACCGCAAGGCCCTGTTGGAAATACCGGCCCAACGGGTTCGGCGGCAACGGTTGCGGTCGGTACGACTTCTACAGGTGCAGCGGGTTCGTCTGCGGCGGTTACAAATTCAGGTAGTTCAAGCGCTGCTGTGTTTGATTTTACTGTTCCGGCTGGGGCAACGGGTTCTACAGGGGCATCCGGATCGGCGGCAACAGTGGCAATTGGAACTGTCAGCACCGGCGCACCTGGGTCTTCAGCAACCGTTACAAATTCGGGCAGTTCTACTGCTGCTACACTTGATTTCAGTATTCCCCAAGGAGCTACCGGAGCAAGCGGTTCGGGCAGCGGCGATGTAACCGGCCCCGGTAGTTCCGTGGATAACGCTGTTGTGAGAATGGATGGCACAACAGGTAAAACGGTGCAATCGAGTAACGTTGTTTTAGATGATGCGGGCATCCTGAGCGCAACCGGGTTAACCCTCACACAAGATTTAACGGTTCCCAATGGCGGGACTGGCGCAAGCTCATTCACGGCACACGGCGTCCTCGTCGGGAATACAGCTTCCGCAATTGGTGTGACTGCTGTTGGAACTTCCGGTCAAGTTTTGACATCAAACGGCTCTGGGAGCGACCCTACGTTCCAAACAATTAGTGCGGGTGGCCCTTCACTTGACGGCAACGGAACTGGTGAGGAATCCATTATCAGGACAAATAAAAGTTCATTAACGGGCAATAGCACCTTAACGATTCTGAGCGGAAACAACGGCATGACGGCGGGGCCACTGTCCATAACTTCCGGAAGCTCTGTTTCGATCCAGTCCAGCGCAACGTGGCATTTGATAGGAGCGTAAACTATGACAATTACAATCGATCCGGACGACTTACCGGCGACCAGAACAAGCCTGGGCTTAGGGACGGCGGCAACGAAAGACACTGGTACAGGAAACGGGGATGTGCCTGTCCTTGATAGCACAGGTTTACCGGCGCTCAATGCTTCTCAGTTAACAGCTTTGAATGCCGCCAATTTGACCGGATCGGTTGCCGATGCGCGGTTGCCAGCAAACCTTCAAAGTTTTCCAGCACCGGGCAGCGATGGCAATGTGCTAACCGCTTCTTCTGGAGCGTGGACAAGTGCTGCTGGTGGAGGTGGCGGCACTTGGGAATTGATAAGCAGTGTAGTTGCCAACAATTCAGCAACACTTACCGTGACTGGTATGTCAACAACTCACGACGTTTATGCAATTTCTGTTACTGGTATAACTGCACCATCTGATGGCAATTTATTTCATGGAAACATAGGAACATCGTCGGGTATCGATACGACCACTAATTATGTTGCCAATATCAACTTTACCGACTCATCAACTTACGAACACCAATTTGAAACATCCAGCCGATGGGCAATCTCCACTGTTAATAATGGGGGAACTACACAGACAACTGGTGCTAGTTGGTCAGGGATGTATTACATAACACCTCGAACCAATATGCCCATAATACATGGCACTTACGCTGCTGTGGGCATCCAGAGTGGCACTACTCCTAACTTTCAAGGTGGTCAGTTTTTCGGGGTTCACAAAACCGTAGCAGCATACGATAGATTTCAGATTAAATACGGAAGCGGCTCTATCCCTTCTGGACGCATGACTCTATGGGGAATCAAACATGCCTAGATTTCATAATGTAGACGGCGAACAAATCCAATTTACGGAAGCTGAAGAAGCCGCCTGGGACGCTGAAAAAGCCGCTTGGGAGGCAGGGGCAAACGACAGGGCAATGGCTGCGCTTCGCGCAAAGCGAAATCAGCTTTTGCAAGATTGCGATTGGACCCAGAGCAGAGACATCACTCTGGCAAATGACGATGCTTGGAAATCGTACCGCTCTCAACTTCGCGATTTCCCGGCAAGCGTAGACTTATCAAACATATCTTGGCCGGAGGAACCCGCATAATGACCGTTCAAATCACAGGCGATGGTGTCGTGTCATCGACGAGCGGGCACATGGATTTCAGCAACGTCATCCGACTTGATTCTCAAACTCTGACTGGCACGATTTCAATACCGGCTTCAAAAAACTGCGGGATGTTTGGACCTAGTTTAACAATTAGCGGAACTTTGACCGTGCCGAGTACCTCGGCGTTCACAGTGATAGGTTGAAAAAATGAGCATTACAATTGATGGAAGCGATAAAGCTGCAACCAGAACGTCTTTGGGTCTTAGCATTGGCACTGACGTTTTAGCCCCGAATGGAAGCGCTGCGAGCCTAACGGCAATTCCAGCGGCAAATATAAGTGGAGTGATCCCACCGGCAAACTTGGGGACTGGCACCGCGAATGCCTCAACTTTTCTCAATGGTAGCGGCGCGTACTCCGCTGCGGGAGGCGGAGGATCGTGGGAACTTATCTCAAACACAACCCCAACCGATGACGCAACGTCACATACGATTACGGGTATGACTGGATTTAAAGCGTACAAGATTATTTGGACCAGCATAATCGATGATGGCGGCGGCGGTGATATGACATGCCGGTTTGGTGATGCTTCGTCAATTCGGTCTGGAGCAAGTGACTACGTGCATCACACGATGAGGCAAGAGCCAGGAACTGGTTCGTCTGTATACCAAACATCTACAGGTGCTTCTATGATCGAGTTATCCTCTGAAGCTTGTCAGTCGGGCACTGGATTGTACGGTGAGATGTTTATCTCGCGTGTAGATAACACCGATGAAGCAGCAAGAACAGCACGACAACCGATGGTGTATGGGCATGTGATGCGTGTTACAGCGTCAACCGGCAGCGATCCAAACAACGATGTGTTCTTTGGCGGCTTTATTGGTACGGCATTTCTCGCTGATCGCATTCAATTTTTAAATACGGTCACTCCTCAATACGCACCTGTTGGTAATTTTCGACTTTATGGGCTTAAAGAATCATGAGCAATTTAACAAAATCAGTTGATGGCGTAGCCGTTGAACTAACTGACGAAGAGCAAGCTCAACTAGAAGCTGACGCCAAAGCTTGGAACGATGCTGCACCAGCGAAAGCAATGGCAGCACTTCGCCGAGAGCGCAACGATAAACTTTCCGCAAGCGACTGGCGAGGAATTTCCGACAACACGATGTCAGACGAGTGGAAATCGTACCGCTCTCAGCTCCGCGATCTCCCAGCAAACGTCGATCTTAACAACATCGTGTGGCCGGAGGAACCAGAATAATGTCGGTCGTAATCAATGGTAGCACCGGGAAAATAACCGAGAGCAACGGAACCTTAAAAATTGGAAGCGTTGTCGAGATGACGGACAGCGCAACTTTGCCAGCGTCGGCGCTCACGGGTACGCTGCCAGCGGTTGATGGATCGGCACTAACAAATTTAAACGCAACTAATCTGGCCACTGGTACTGTTGCTACTGCTAGAATGGGAAGCGGCACAGCAAGCTCTTCAACCTTTTTGCGAGGTGACGGATCGTGGCAAACAGCGGGAGGCGCGTGGTCTGTCAAATCAAGCGGCAGTCTTTCGGGAGTTACCAACCTCGATATTACAGGGCTT